GTTCGCCTTCTTCGCCTCCCGGCTGTCCACCGTGAAACCCGCCCAACGGTGACGGTGCTTCCCCCAACACTCCCGGAACATCCCCGTGTTCCGCGTCGGATTCCCAAACACCAACCACACCGCCCCCGGCGTCGTCATCGCCCCCGACGCCACTTGCCAAATAATGTCCGGAACCGCCGAAGCTTCGTCGAACAAAACCAGCACGTTTTCATCGTGCGCCCCGGCAAACGCCTCGCTGTTCCGCTCACTCCACGGAATCGCGCTCGCGAACCACGTCTCCGGATGATCCACGCTGGCAAACTTGGTGGCCGCCCAATTGAACCAATCGTGATTGATCGCCATGTTGTGCCACTTCGCCACCTCGCGCCACGTCTTCGTCGTCAACTGCTTCTCGGTGTTCGCCGTACAAATGATCTGCGGATGCCGCCGCGTGCTCATGAACCACTGAATCACCCACGACACCGTCGCGCTCTTCCCCACGCCGTGACCGCTCTTTACCGCGATCTGCACCGGCTTGCCCTGCTCACGGCCCTCCCGCGACTTTTCCCCCAACAAATCCAAGAAGCGCTTCTGCCACGTATCCGGACCATCCTCCCGCTCCAACGGACCGCCCGGCTCTCCCCACGGATACGTGTACATCACCCAGCGGTACGGATCGTACTCGAACCGCATCATGTCCGCCGCTATCTCATCGTGTATCCGTGTATCGACCGCCGTCTTCGACATCAATCCCTCAAAAAAATATTCCAGTACCTACCAAGGAATCCCTTTTTGAATTTTCAGAAATAGGGGGTATGGGGATGCGTGGTACTTTTAAAGGGAATCATAAAAGCCACTCCCCCCCCCGCGCGTGAAGACCCCCGCCCCTCCGTTCTCGAATATGGGACCCGTTCACCCGCTGCCCCCGCCCCCGCCTGCCCGTCCGGCGCCCGCCTGTCCGCCGGTCTGCGCCCGTCCCCGACCTGCTGTGATGGCCAACGGCAACCCGGTTCGAGTTATCGCCGTGGATGAACTTCAGACTGTATGTCAGATGTTTGATAGACATAAGTACTTGGAAATCAAATACTTATCGTAATCAATCATGGTTCAGGCTACCAATAGGCTACCACGGGCTACCAAAACCGCCCTCAATTCAGTCCGACCGCCACCCGCGCGATCGCTTCGGCTGGCGTGATCCCCGCGACGCCGTTCATCGGCCCGCTGGCCCCCGGCGCCGGAATGAAAACGGCGAGTTCAACAACGAGCAGCCCGCCCGCCGTGGGCGCCAGGACGTAGCCCGCGGGCAGCCAATGCCCGA